AGGTCTGACCGACGTTCAGTATTCTTTACGGATGACTTCATAAGGTCAGCATAATCAACGATGATAACGTCCGGTTTCATGCCGCTGGACATGATCTTCCGTTTAATGTAAAGGGAGAGCATCTCCTTCGTTAAAATTTCTGGCGGAAATTCCTTCAATAAAAGCCTGCTTGCAGGATGTTCTTCCATGAATTTCTTGATATAGCTATTGATAACATCGGCTGGGCTGTTGATAATGTCCAGCATTGGCTTTCCTGAAATCAAGCAGTCGTATCTAGTCATAACCTCGCTAGATGTCATTTCTAATGTAAAATGAAATACTGTTTTGCCTTGAATTAGAGCATGCGTACCAATATTTATAAGGAATAGCGATTTACCAAATCCTGGCGGAGCTGCAATGAAATAGAGCTTGTTGGGATATGCGCCGCCGACTAGAATCTCATTTAATCGATCAGAGAAGGTAGTGATAATCTTATTCTGATTTATGAGAGTTCTGTCTCGTTCCCTCTTTTCAATGTCATCAAGCTCCATTTCACCAAAGTCTGCTTCAAAGGTGAGGTCGTTTAATAGATTATAAATGTTTCCTTTGATTGCTGCCAGATCTTTTTCGTCCATGATGCCAAGACTCATGTTAGAGTCGGCATTCTTGACAGCTCCTACAATCTGTTGAGCATTCTTAAGGAGAACAAAACTTTCAATTTTCTCTACAAAGTATTTAATGCAGGAGGTTTCATTAACATCATTTGCTTCCCTCCGCGTCATTCCTCTTTCAATGAGTTTTTCAAGCTTCTTGCCTTTAAACTTTTCTATGATATAAAACTTATCTTTGTTGCCCAACCTATCCTTGATGGCCTCAACAAATTGATCTTGTACTTCGCTGTCCTGCAAGATGGGTTCATCGAAGAAATGAAAATCTTTAGCCTTCTCGAAAACGAATAAATGATACTCGTTTATCGATTCTAGCAAAACATTTAACAGGTTGATCAGCATGTCATTGCTGATCCCAATATACTTAGTAATCAATTGTCACCTCAAGAAAAGAATAGCGGGCTGGATTCGCTTGCTTGGCAAGCACCATTTAATCCCCTACCAGGGAACCCGCGTATTATTAGAATGGAATGTCGTCGAAGGCTGAATCGGAGGGGAATGCCGCCGGAGTACCCGGAGCAGGTGTTGATTCGCCTGCAAAGTCGGCACCAGCTGCTGGAGCTCTATATGGGCTTCTGCCAGAGGTGTCTGGAGCAGGTCCACCTGCTGCCTTGATGGCACGGTTCTCTTCAATGATTCGGGCATTTTCCTGCTTGTATGCCCATGCGAAGAATGGCATTTCGTTCATAACCCAATATGCTTCTTCTGAGGAGAGAATAAAGGTGGTTGATTGATTTTTCATGGATGAATACAGGGTGACCGCAACGCTATGAGCAAATTGATACGGACACTGAGCCCAATACTTCTCGTTCTTCTTGAGGAGGTTTTCAACCCTCTTCATGAAGAGGCAGGACTTCTTCTTTTCACCATTGACCTCGAAGAAGTGTTCTACAACATATCCATCTGTCGGAACCTGCTTCTGAGGGTTGAGGATGTTTTCTGTGAACCGTTTGATGCGGAGGATTTCTCCAAGTCCGAAAACCATTGACAGTTTCTGTTCATAATCGAATCGCTTTTCAACGGGTACACCGTTTTGCTGAAGCTGAGGTGCAATTTCGATCTTGAACTTTGTAGCGTCCTTGTACGACCCCAGCTCAAATCTGAGGCAAGAGGTCTTGTGGTAAAACGTTTCTGAAATCAGGGTCTTGGGTGTAGCCATTGTCAGTCTCCTTTGTGGTCGGTGTGAACGTGTGTAGTTTTATTCACCCTTGTATATTGTATCATAGGTTGATGGTTGCCGGACGACGGTACGTTAATAATAAACCCATTCACGAAAATTCCCATTGGGACTTCAATCTTTTCTTCGCCCCGTTTAATTTCAATCTTCAACATGCTTAAGCTCCAGTTCTATGTCGACATTGTCTTTCTTCATGCTAAACACTTTAGAGCGCATCTTTTCAAGATAGCGTTTAGCAACTGTGCTTTGTCGCGATTTATAATATCTATTTTCTGACTTATCGCTTAGAGCTTTATTTTTATGCAACGAATAGCTAAACGGCATTATCTCTATACTGAATTTTGTATGCGGCAAATTTTCTACTATCCCAATGATGTCTATAAGATAAAGCTCTTGAACGTTTGAATTGTTAAACTGGTCCAGCTTAGTCATTTCTAAGCCAGTTCTTCTGACAATCATCATTGAGGTTAGAGCATCGCACATTGCCATTTCAATTTCAGAAAAATCTTTACATTTTATGGTTAAAAAATTCTCTGAGAATTTGCTATGATGGTGGAGTTTATCATTATTGAACTCCTCAACCAGTTCAAAATTTATAACTCTTCGGTCACCAATCTTGATGTTTTCTATCTTCTCATACATCAGACAATTGTCCTTATACAGAAGGACTTCTGTCCCTTCAGAGAATACCGCCGTATAACCTAATTCATCAGTAATCGTCCAGGTCTTATGGAGATCAGGCTCCATTCGAATAGACTTTACATACACAGGAGTATGCCGAGAACCTAAAAGTGCATCTATTGACAGGCTCAAATTGACTTTCTTGTTTTGCTTTAGCTGGTCTTCTTGAGCATTATATAGATGCTTATGCAAAAACTTAGCCAATTCTTCGGTTCTATAGCGAGGCCCTCCCCATCGATTGGCATATGCTGTCATCGTATGAAGAAGGCTGAGGAGATTCATTAACCCCTCGGCATGTTTAGGTCGTGACGAACCTTGTTGTCGATGATAGGCTTAGGTCCACCAGCGGCATTAGAGTATCGTCTCTTGGCAACACCAACCGAGCTAGAATTCATATTGATTGCGCCGGTAAAATTGATTGATTGATCTGTTAAGAGCAACACTTTACCGCACTTTTTGCAATTACCGAATTCTCTGACGTTATAGTCGGAAAATGTCGCGAGCACTTCTTGTTTCTTATTGCATTCTTTGCATTTGAATTCATATATCGGCATTACCATTTCTCCATTTCTTTAAGATTCTTTCCTTTATACAACTTGTAAGCGAACCGTGGAACATTTATAGGTAAATTAGCACTTTCATCGCCATAATATACGAGCTCTGCAAACTTTTTAGTGCCTCTGATAATGTCGCCGTGAACGTTTTCGAATATCTTGAATTCGCCCTTGATCGTATCAAGATGCTCATCTGGGACATTGAAGATTGCAGCATCTACGTTCAAAAGGCATTGTTTTACTCCGTATTCTCTTGTTTTACCAATGAAATCAAAGCAGTTTACTATCATCAAATCAGCTGTAGTTGCCTGAAACGGGAAGTTATGAGCACTCAAGAATGACCGCCAATAGTTCTCTTTGATCATATCATCTTCACAGAAGCGCCTCATCCGCCATGTCGGTGAAAATACATAGTTGTTGGCTAGCAGAAATTTCTCTAGATATCCCTTGTATCGCTTCATGCCAGGATAACGTTCGTAGAACTTTTTCTTGTATTCCTTCACGTCGTTGATGCTTACGCCTGTTTCTTTAGCAATGGTTGTATCGCCAGCGAGGTTGAGCATGGCTAGCACAAATAGCTTTGATATATTTCTTTCTTTTTCTGTTATTTCAACACCTTGTTCCTTGAAGAGAGCTCTTCGTGCGAACCTTATGTAGAAATCTTCAAAACTATTAAGGTCTTCTAAAAGCGTTTTGTCCTGAGACACTAAAGCGGCAGATCTGAGGTCTGCAGAATCAAGGTCAACATAAACAAATGTATGACCAGGATCAGCTATGAAATATTCAGAAGCCTTAGATCCAATTTTCATACTGTTCAAGTACGGTTTGCCGTACAGTAGACGGCCGGTGGTAGTTGAAAATACGAACATTTCAGCTCTGCATCTGCCGTCGGTAGCCTCGTCACATTTCTTAAGAGTCGGCTTAACGATATTATCCAACTCCCATCCTGAACATGACATAGAGCCTTTGGCCATTCCCTCTCTGTCTATAGCAATACCATTCCATTCAATTTCTAATTTGACGGCCATTATTTTCGGTGAGATTACATTTACGTGCTGAAAGGTAATAGGATGAGCTTCAAGGTCTCTATAAAGTCTGGTTGTAAGTGAATATTCACCCGCAGAATCTTCTGCAGCATACTTCAGACTGCTGGTTGCCGCATCGAGGATCTGTTCAATCGTATAAGTTTCATAGTTCTCAAGGTAATGGATGTATTTTTTGACAAAGGCATATTGTGGAAAGCAGAGGAGGTCTCTCGAGGCAGCTTTAAGATTATAACCTTCTGCTTTTCTATTTTCTGAGAAGACGTGGAGAAGCTGCATGCCGTCGAGGATCCGATTAGCCAATAAGAAATCTTTATAAGAGCGACCGAAGAAATTGCAAAGGCCAAATATATCAAAACCGCAATTCCAAGCGATGAATGTCTTATGCTTCTCAAAAATGTATTTTTCGGCAAGGTCTTTAATCTCCTTTGTCTGTCCATTTGAATAACAGCCCGGCAATCCTGGGAGGCTTAGATTGACAGCATGACCGAGGTTGTCTTCTGTGGCAAAGGACATGATTTTGACGTCGTGCTTTGCTTTATTCCAGATCTGCAGTCCTGTTGTTTCAGTATCAACAGAAACTAAATGCCAGGCGGGCTTATCCATCAATTCATAGAAGTATGATTTAACCTCATCATATTTCATATGAAGCTTGACTCTTGGAGAGAACCCATTTTCAACTACATCGATTGGCCACTTGCTCCTGTCAGTAACTGACTTATGAAGGTAGGTGTCTCTAACACTCATCTTAAAGTTCTGAGTATTGTTTACCAACGTCTTCATGAACGATTCAAATGCCAGGAACGTCTCTGGCTTTGTCATCGTATAATCAATGGGCGGCATGTAGGCAATCAAATAGTGTTTCTTGTCTCTGCGGACAAAATAAGAGAACTTGTGGATGTCTCTTTCAGGGTTGCCCGCCATCTTATCGAACTCACCGATATCTCTGGTGACATGCTGATAAAGCGGCTTGCCAAAGATGATAAGAACTTCCTCGTCCTTGGGAGAATACCCTCTCATGGAATCTGTTCTTTTAGCGATCTTTAAGTTGATTGTCAGCTCTTTGTTGTTCTCTTTGATTTTCTTAAAAATCGCTATTAGTTTGTCGAGGTTCTCTTGCTTCCGAGGTTGCTCAGTTATTAATGTTATTATCATACTCTCTCAACTTGTCTTCGAAATTAATATGCGCACTTTCGATATTGAAGGTTAGATAGAACTTCTCTATCTTTGAAGTAAAGCCTGGTGAGAAGATGTTTTTAGCTATCTTCGGTCGGATGAGGTCACATACAACAGTATAAACACCGAAAATATCAAACGGAAGAATGGCAATATCAGATGATCTGAAATTTGCTGTTACAAGACACTCTATTCCGCCCTTCATAGTCCTTCTGAAGTTGATGCCGAGAGTATTTATACAACCACCTGCATCATTTGTAAAATGGAACCTTCTGGAGGTGTCTTCACCCTGGCCATACATTTTAATTTCTTTCTGAATGATGTAGATCATTTTACTTTTAAGAGAAGCAAAGAAAGATGCATGATTATCTATTGCCATTGTATATTCGCCATGAGAAACCATCTTAGCAAATCCGCTGAAGTAATCCATCATTGATTCGAATTTGGCTGTCTCGAGATTATCCTCAACTGATTGCAGACGGACATTTGTAATCTCTCTGGTGACACCAACTTCTTTACTTATAGCTTGAATCATTCGATACAGATTCCATATTTTGGTTGACATGTTGGCGGACATCATCATTTCCAACCACGGTTTAGCCTCTGCGATTGTCTGAGCGACTGTCTTATCGTCTGCTTTGATTACTTTGACAAAAGGTATGTTCTCCAACCCCTCTGAGAAGACGTTGTACAGCCTATTCATGCCTAAGATAGGTTCAATTGGATATAGGTGATCTCCTCGAGCCTCAAACCTTTTAGCAACAGCTTTATCGCTAAGGCTGAGGATCAATAATCCATTGTTTGTAAGATAATCCATGAGGTCTTTCCCATAACAATCATTCAGCTCTTTGAACCGATCAAAATATTGGTTGTAGAGAAGATGGGTGAGGATTCCTCTGTCTCCAATGAAGAGCTTCTTCCCGGCCGAGTTCTCCATTTCAAAGATGGCTCGTCTAAATGTGGTCTTACCGGTGAGGTCTCCGCCTTCAATTGTTATCTGTGGAATATACATATACCCTCATTATACAATGGATTTGACGAACTTAGCCTTCTTAAGTCCGAAGAAGTTGTTCTGACGATTTATTGTTCCCATATAGACGTTATTCAGGGTCGTCTTATCTTCAAGATTGATGGGACCCTCTTCCTTATGGGCCCAATAATATATTCGATTCAATATGGAAATACCATCGGAAACACCCACAACGTAGTATTTCTTTCCGGTTTTTGTTTTCTTCTTTTCAATCTTATTGATGCGGAAGAAACAAGACGCTTCTTGATTGTTATCGAGATCAACGGCATCTTCAAGTGCTTTAAGTTTGAGTTTATCTCCATACTTGGCGGCCACAGCCTCCTTGAGTTTCGTAAAATAGTCAACCTCGGTAAAGCTGATGTTCGTATATTCAATTTCATTTGCTATGATATCAGTAAGGTCCCAGGCCACTGGGTCTTCTTTGTACTTTCTCTTCTGAATGAAGTAGTTGTACATGTCTGCTCTAGAAGTTCCTGCTCCAACTTCGTCAAGAGCTCCTGACTGAATGAGTGCAACAATGAGTCGCTTATTTTTGAGGACTTTGCTGTCTGACAATACAAAGTCGTCGAGAGACTTAAATGGACGTCGTAAGATGATTTCATCGGCTGCTTCAGGTGTGACACCTTTGACAGAGGTAAGTCCGAAACGAATGTCATTGCCCTCGATGTCGAAGTCCTTGCCCGACTTGTTGACGTTAACGGGAAGGATCCGAACACGCTCTCGCTTAGCGAATTTCCCGTCCTTTTCATAATAGACTGGAGAAGTTTGGATGTGACTGATATATTTAGCAATGGATGAA